GAGCCGATCGAGGACTCGACAGCGGGCGACCACGCGGCCGTCGAGCTGCGGGCTCTCCGCGATCGAATCCAAAACCTGAAGGAGAGGCACCCCAAGGACACGATGCCCCACTGCCGGGCCTGCTACGAGCGGGGTGTCGAGGCGGCTCTGTGCGCGCTCGACGAGGGCTGAGGAGGGAGGCGTGCCGTGACGGAGGAGATGCGCGGTCCGGGCGACGAGGATGGCGCGCGTGCGGTTCTACCGCTCGCCGAGGGCCAACGGCGCGTGCTGCGGATCGTTCAGCAGTACCTCGACGCCACCGGCGAGGCGCCCAGCACCAGCTACATCGCGCGGCGCTTGAACTTGCACCACGAGACCGTGCGGCAGCATCTCCAGGCCTGCCACCGCAAGGGCTGGCTGCGCTCCCCGTCCCCGAGCGGCTTCTGGTGCCGGATCGCCTGAAGCAGTAGCCCGCGAATCTCGCGGGGTATCGTCGAGATCGCACCCCCGCAGTGTTTGCGGCTTCCCGGCCGGGTCAGTCCGGTCCACCGTCAGGGGCGACATGAGCACCGCCCTGGCGCCCCCATCCAAGGTCGGTCCCCGATCCGTCCAGATGCCGCCGCTCTCGATCAGGGCTGCGGTCGCCAGCATCAACGAGGAAGAGCGCAGCGTCGAGTTGATCTTCAGCACCGGGGCCCCCGTCGAGCGGTTCGATTGGATGTCGGGCAAACGTTACCTCGAGACGCTGTCGCTCGACCCCGCGCACGTCCGGGTCGATCGCCTGAACGCAGGCGGCCCGCTGCTCGATTCGCACAGCGCGTGGTCGGTCGCCGATCAGCTGGGCGCCGTCGTCCCTGGCAGTGTCCGGTTGCTGAAGAACGAGGCGCGCGCCAGCGTCCGCTTCTCGAAGCGCGAAGCCGTTGAGGGCGTCTGGCAGGACGTGCGCGACGGGATCATCAGCAGCGTGTCGGTCGGCTACCGGGTCTACAAGTTCGTCGAGACCGAGGGCAAGGGCAACGCACTGCCCGTCAGGCTCGCGATCGACTGGGAGCCCTTCGAGACCTCGCTCGTCCCGATCCCGGCTGACGCAGGCGCGAAGGTCCGCGAGGGAAAGTCGAGCGACGCGAACACCTGCGAGATCGTGCCGCTGGGCTACGTGGCCCGCGCGGCCGCCGAAGCGCCGCCACCCGCGGCCCCGCCGAAGACTCAGGTCGCGGGAGCGACCACGATGAAGGAGACGAAACCCATGGAAGACGCCCGCTCGCAGACGATCGTCGAGGGGAACCCGCTGCCCATTCCCTCACCCCAGAACGCCGATCCGGTCGAGAAGACCGATCGGACGCTGGGCGCCGAGGCCGAGCGCGCGCGCGTCGAGCACATCCGCGTCGCCTGCGAGGCGGGGAAGATGACCCGTGCCTTCGAGGCGGCCCTCATCAAGGAAGGGGTCAACGAGATCGAGGCCTCGCGTCGGGTCTTCGAGGAGATCCGAAAGCGGGAGGTCGACGTCCCGCGTGCGGGCGGCGGCAGCCGGCCCGACATCCGCGTCGGCGACGATCCGCTCATCCACGTGCGGGCCGGAATCGCGAACGCGCTCCTGCACCGCATCGCATCCGAGCGGCACAAGCTCGAGGACGTGGGCCTGCCCTATCGCGGCATGAGCATCCTCGACATCGGCAAGGTCTTCTTGAGCGCCCGCGGCGTGCGCATCACCAGCCTGAGCCGTTCGGACCTCGTCGACATGATGCTCGGACGCGCCGGGATGCACTCGACCTCCGATTTTCCGAGCCTGCTCGAGGACGTGGCCCGGAAGAACCTGCGCTCGGCCTACGAGGCCGCGCCGCAGACATGGCTGCCCATCGCTCAGGCGCTCAACCTGGCCGACTTCAAGCCATCGCGGCAGCTCCAGATCGGCGATGCGCCGGGGCTCGACGAGATCCTCGAGCACGGCGAGGTCACCCAGGGCACCATCACCGAGGCGAAGGAGACGGTGCAGCTCAAGACCTACGGCAAGAGCTTCGCCATCACCCGCCAGGCGCTCATCAACGACGACCTGAACGCCTTCGGCCAGGTGCCGGCGCTGTTCGGCCGCAAGGCGCGCGACAAGGAATCCGATCTCGCGTGGGCGCAGATCACCAGCAACCCCACGATGGGCGACGGCAATGCCCTCTTCGACGCGACGAACCACCTGAACCTCACCGCATCCGGCACGGCGATCTCGGTGGATTCGCTCGGCGTCGGCCGCGCGGCACTCCGGAAGCAGAAGGGCATCGATGGCGTGACGCCCCTGAACCTGTCGCCGCGTTTCCTGATCGCGCCGGCAGGCAAGGAGACGATCGCGGACCAGTACGTCACGCAGATCACGCCGGCTGCCTCGAGCAACGTGAACCCGTTCGGCCCGAGCGGGCGCACGCCGCTCGTCGTGATCGTGGAGCCGCGACTCGACGCGGCCAGCGCCACCGCCTGGTACATGGCATGCGGGGCGGATCAGGCGCCGGTTCTCTACTACGCCACCCTGGACGGCCAGAGTGGCCCCGACCTCCGGCAGGAGGAGGGCTTCGACATCGACGGCATGAAGTTCCGCTGCCGGATCGACGTGGCCTTCAAGGCCGCCGACTGGCACGCGGTCTACAAGAACGCGGGCGCCTAGCGAACACCTCAATCTCTCGGAAGGAGATTCGATGAAGACCTACAAGCAGGGCGGCGGCGTTCTGACGCTGACCGCGCCCAGCGGGGGCGTGGTCAGCGGGTCGGCCTATCTCATCGGGACGCTCCTCGTCATTGCCACGAAGACCGTCGCTCAGACGCTGCCATTCCCGGCGCTCGCCATCGGCGTTGTCGACGTGCCCAAGGTCGCGGACGAGGTCTGGACCGAGGGCCTGAAGATCTACTGGGACGACACGGCGAAGAAGTTCACGCTCGATGACGATACGGGCGCAAATCCACTCGTCGGGGTCGCCATCTCACCCATCATCACGATCGACGTGGGTCTGGCCACGAGCGCCCTGGCCGCGGATCTCCTGATCTCCGGCCTGACGCTTCAGGTGCTCGACTACGCCCAGCTCGCCAGCGACAACGCCACGGTCACGGTGACGATCAACGGCGTCGCGAACGTGCTCACCGAGGGGACGGGCTTCACGGCGGAGACGAGCGACGAGGTCACGGCGACGAATCTCGCCGCCGCGATCGCGGCGTTGGCTGGCGTGGCTGCCGCAGCGGTCACCGACACCGTGACCGTCACGCCCGGGACGGGGAGCTTCGCAACCGCGTCCGGCGTCGGCCTCGGTCGCGTTCGTCTTGACGGTGCCGCCCGATAAAGGGCTGAGAGGAAGACCATGAAGAACTTCACTCAAGAGGGCGAGGTCGTCACCTTCACGGTGCCGAGCGGCGGCGTTGTCAGTGGCGCTCCGTACCTGATCGGGAGCCTTGTCGTTGTGGCGCTCGTGACGGCCGCCGAGGGTGCCTCGTTCAGCGGGCTCGTGCGCGGCGTCGTGTCGTACACGAAGACCGGCTCCCAGGCCTGGACCGAGGGTGCCAAGATCTACCTCGACGTGTCGCCGCGCGAGTTCACGACGTCGGCGAGCGGCAACACGCTGTGCGGCGTCGCGGTCGTGGCTGTCGGCGCCGGCGCCGGCGAGACGACAGGCGTCGTGCGCCTCGACGGGGTCGCCCGATAGGGGACGGCGCCCTATGGACCTCGCCTCCCTTCGGTCGTTGGTGCGCGAGGTCAACTTCGCGACGCACGGAGTCCCGGCGGTTGTGACCATCCCGCTCGGGGCTCCCGTCTCGACGCGCATCATCTGGCTGAGCCCTACCACGGCGCCAACACCGGAAGGCGAGTTCGGTCGCAACGAGGCCCGACGCAGCATGGCGATCCGGCGCGATGAGGTCCCGCTGGTGCCGCGCGAGACGGTGGTCGCCGTGACCGAGCATCTGCAGAGCGAGCCTACGGCCTGGGTGGTTGACGGCATGGACGCGATCTTCCACGACCATCATCGGGTGGTGGTTGTGCCGCAGCACACGGAGGGCTGATGGGCCTGGGGACCAGCAAGCGCCAGGCCGCCCTCACCGACCTCCTGAACCGGCTGAGCTTCATCAGGAAGGCGAAGGGCTACAACACGGACGCGGGACTATGCGTGCTCGAGGGGGAGGCGCCCCGCTTCGGCGAAGGAGACCCGGACGAGGCAATCGCTGTGTTCGTGGGCGACGACTCCCCGGAAGCGAGCGGTGGCATGACGAGGACTCGCGTGCCGATCGAAATCTGGGCCGCTGTCTCGTCCCGGCTCAAGTCGCCGCTGATGGCGATCGAGGCGATGATCGCCGACATCCGCGAGGCCATCGAGATCGAACAAAACGCAGCGACGGACCGCTCTCTCGGCGTGATCGACGGCGGGCCGGCGACGCTGCCGACCGGACTCGATCGCGGCCCGGTGCGCCCGCTCCGTCGTGAGCCCGGGAGCGAGTTCGTCGGGGTCTCGGTCGAATACGTGGCGCGCTTCGAAACGCGCTGGGGCACGTCATGAGCATCGAGCGGTTCAGCTTCGAACTCGGGCAGTTGCGGAAGGACCTGGAGGAGCTCGGCTCGCAGGGCGATGTCGTGATGGCCCGCGCGCTCAATCGCGCGATCGTGAGCGGCCGCACCGCTATGACCCGCGCCATCGTCGCTGACACGGGCCTGCAGAGCCGGTACGTCAGCCGCGAAATCAAGGTAGACCGGGCCCAGAAGAGCCGGCCCGTCGCGGCCATCGAGATCGCCGGGCGGCGCATCCCGCTCATCGCCTTCGGGGCCCGGGGGCCAGAGCCCTCGCGGGGCCGGGGACGTGGCGTGTCCTACCGCCTGCCGATGGGCCGCGGCCGCGTCCCTGACGCGTTCATCGCCACGGTCGGGGCCGGCCACCGCGGCGTCTTCCGGCGGAAGCCTGGCGCCAGGCGGCGGGGGCCGCGGCCGTTGCGGAGCCAGCTCCCGATCTTCGAGCTGCGGGGGCCGTCGCTGCCGCACGTCTTCGAGAAGAAGTTCCCAGTCTTCCGGGCGGCGGCAGAGGAATCCCTGCTGAAGAACCTGGCGAGCGAGATCAGTTTCGAGCGAAGCAAGTCGGCGGCCGAATGAAGGAGAGGACCATGAAGAAGACGAAGCGCATCTTGGCGAGTCTGGCGATGCTTGGTGCCCTCGTGCTGGCCCTCGGCGTCCAGGGCGACGCGGCGACCACCCTGGCGGCCACGGTCCGGATCCAGGTCACCGGCGGCTTCGACAGCGCGCTCGACCTGACGAACGTACAGGCGCCCCTGTCTTACACCAGCGCGATCGCCATCGCGAACGGAACCGGGCTCAACCAGGCCGACATGCTGTTCACCGACACGCGCTCGATCGCGGCCGGGGAGGACCTCGACTTGTCGGGCGGTACCCTGACCACCGCCTTCGGCGCCACGTACACCATCGCCGAACTCAAGGTGCTCGTCGTCTGCGCGGCTTCGGCGAACACTGCGAACGTGGTGCTCGGCGGGGACGCCGCCTCCGTATTGTTCCTGAGCGTGGCCACGACCACGACCACACTGAAGCCCGGCGCCTGTTTCGTCTATACCGACCCGAGCGCGGCCGGGACCACGGTCACCAACTCGACGGCCGACATCATTCAGGTCGCGCCATCGGCCGGCACGCAGGCGTACTCGATCATCATCATGGGCTCGTCGAGCTAACCGCGCCGCTGAGGAAGGAGACAGGACATGGCCGAACACGCAACCCAGGCGGTCCTTGGCCACGGGACTCAGATCCAGCGCGGTGGCCTGCTCGATACCGACCCCTTCACGAACGTGATGGAGGTCATCTCCTTCGACTCGCCCGACGAGCAGGGCGACGACATTGAGACCAGCCACTTCGAGAGCCCGAACAAGATCAAGGAATTCATCCGCGGTATGATCGACGCCGGCACGGCCGCGATCACCGTCAACTGGAATCCCGGGGTCTACGCCTCGCATTCTTCGCTCCGCTCCGACAAAGTGGATGGGCTGAACCGCTACTATCGCTTCATCCTGCCGGGCGCGATGGAGACGGTGACCTTCCGTGCCTACGTGAAGGGTCTGAAGCGGAACGCCGACCCCAACGGGGCCGTCACCGCCGACGTCACCTTCAAGGTGTCGACCGTCACCGCCGTGTAACGCAGGGGCAACCATGGCAAATCGACTGAAGGGCGAGATCGCGGTCGACTTGGGAGAGGGCGGCGAGAGGCGCACGGTGATCTTTCGGCTCGGCGTCAACGAGATGATTGGGCTACAGGATGCGCTCGGGCTCAAGGAGGATGACGAGAAGTTCTTCGCGGCGATCGAGAAGCCGCGGGGAGTCGCGACGCTCCGAACCATCGTCAAGTGGGCGCTCGTGCATGCCCAGCCCGAGATGACCGACGAGGATGCGGGCGAGATCGTCACGGAGCTGGGCATTCCGAAGATCCGGCGCCTGATCGACGAGGCGCTCATCTGGGCGCTTCCCGAGAAGGTCGAGCCCCCGCCCGGAGGCATCAAGGGAAAAGGCGCCGCCGCTTCACCTGGGCCACTGCCCTCGTAGACGCGGCGCGCGCCGGCATCTCGCCCGACGAGTTCTACCGCTCCACGCTGCGGGAGGTGGCGATCCTGATGAGGGGCAGCCAATGGCGGATGGAGCAACAGGCGCGCCTCATCGTCATGGGAGCCTCGCTGACTGCCAAGCTGCATAGACTTCCCACCCGCCAATTCCGCTCGGCAATCCAGTCGCTCCAGAACGCGCTCAAGAAGACAGAGCGTACCGAGCCCCAAGATCCCGAGACGCAGCGCGCCCTCATCCTCGACTGGGCCGCAGAGATGGGCCTGAAGGTCGAGCGACATGAGCGGCCGGTGATCTAGCAGTGGCTGAAACGCTGAGACGCCTACGCGTCGAGCTTGAAGCTGGCTCGACTTCTTTCCAGAAGGGCTTCAAGGATGCCGCGAACTCGGCTGACAGCCTGAGCCGGAGCCTCGAGCCGGTCGGCCGCGGGATGAAGTCCTTCGGCGATGCCTCCACCACGACCGCGGCGCGGGCGGGCAAGCTCGCCGACAGCGTCGGGCGCGTATCGACAACGCTGGCGCGCTCGGCTGATGCCTTCGGCCTTCCCACGCAGGCACTGCGCACACTCGACGACGTGGCGGACGTCGCGGAGCTCGGGCTCAACAACCTATCGAAATCGGCGGCTGGATTCAACGCGGCCTCTGTCGGTGTCGTCGGCGCCGGCCTGGCGATCGGCGCGGCGATCGGGAGCTGGTTGAACACCTTCAAGACCGTCCGCGATGCTGCCGACGCGCTCATCCACACGATCTTCCGGCTTACGCAATCGCAAGCCGAACTGGACCAGCAGGCGATGGCGACACGCGGCCTCGCCGAGTTCCGTGTCGAGAACACGAAGAAGCACGAGGACGCGATCACCAAGCAGGTGGCCGCGCTTCGCGAGGCTGGCAAGACCGACAAGGAGATCGCGGACTTCTACAAGGGGCAGCTCAATCCTGCGCTCGAGAAGAAGCTCGGCTTCACGAAGGAGGACGTCAAGGCCGAGACGGAGCACGCGGCTGCCGCGAAGAAGTCGGCCGAGGCGTTCAAGTCCCTCCTGGCTTCGCTCTCTGGAGCCGAGGCACAGAAGAAGGCCGACGAGCTGGCGCGGGCGCTCAGGATACTCGGCCTTGAGGGCGTCGCCGATCTCGAGGCGCTGCGGAAGCAGGTCCAGGCGCTGCAGGAGCAGGGCGCGAAGATCACGGACAAGGGGCTGCTCGCGCTGCTCGCCGGCGGCAAGATCGAGATCCCGAAGATCGACCTCTCGGGACTCGACCTCGGCGCCGATGCCACGAACCTGCTTGAGCAGGTCTCGGCGACGGGCGTTCAGGCGCAGCGAAACTTCAGCGAGATGGCGCAGGCGGCGGCGCGCGCCGGGATCTCGACCGAAGATATCGCGATGCACCTCGAGCAGGCTGGGGCATCGGCCGACCAGGTCAAGGTCGCGCTCACGACGATCCCGGCTGCTGGGCTCGGAGCTTCGCTCAAGGCGGGCCTCGTCTCCGGGCTGAAGGATCTCCCGCAAGTCATCCTCGGCGCGATCCAGGGCGGCGGCGATGTCGGGAAGTCCATCGGCGCGCACCTGGGGGGCTCGATCGGGGAGAGCATCGCCGAACCGCTCACGAAGAAGCTGACGGCTGCCCTTGGCGATACTCTCGGCGGCGCGCTTGGCTCGATCATCCCAGGCCTCGGATCACTTCTCGGTTCCGCCCTTGGTGGACTCGTCAGCAAGGGCCTGAGCGCGCTCGGCAAGGCGCTGGGTATCGGCGGGAACCAGACGATCATGGAGGTCAACCGCCTCCGCGATGCCTTCTTCGAGGCGCAGGGCGGCTTCGTCGCGCTGCAGCAGAAGCTCGTCGGCCTGACGGACCAGGATCTCGTCAAACGGATCTTCGACGCCCGGACGGTCGAGGAGTTCAACGCTGCGGTCAGTGAGGTGATGGGCCTCCTCGGCGAGCAGGAGGCTGCGCAGGAGGCACTCAACGACGCCGTCAAGCGATACGGGTTCTCCGTCGAGGAGCTCGGGCCCGCGATGCAGCGGCAGGAGCTCGACAAGCAAGCCGCACAACTCCTCAAGGACTGGGAGCTTCTGACGAAGGGTGGACTCATCCCGGCGCGCACCGTGATCGAGAAGATGGGACCTGATGTCGTGAAGTTCGTCAAGACCTCGATCGAGGCCGGCCAGGCAATCCCGATGGCCCTCAAGCCGATCGTGGAGGAGCTGATCGCCACCGGCCAGCTTCTGGACGATAACGGCCGCGCCTTCGAGTCGGTAGAGGATGCTGGTATCAGCTTCACCGAAACTCTGAGCGAGGGTCTCGGTCGAGCGATCGACGCAATCAACCGGCTCGTCGCGGCGCTGACAGGCGTCGGCCCGGTCGACATCCCCGTGAACGTGCACACGAAGTACACCACGGAGGGTCAGCCGCCGGGAGAGTTGCCCCCGGACTGGGTGCCGCCGGAGACATTGCCGCCGGGCAAGAACATCCCGCCGGAATTTCAGAGCGGCGGCATTGGCGACTTTGGCAGCGGCACGCTCGCGGTGCTGCATGGGTGGGAGGCGATTGTCCCGCTGCAGCGCGGCGGGGTGCCCGGTGGCGGGGCCATGCTCGAGGAGCTTCGCGCCCTGCGCTCTGACTACGCCGAGTTGCCGCGGATCATGGCGAACGCGGTTCGTACCGCGATGGCCCTGTCGTAACAACCCGTGGCCCTCACGATCGATCCCGCCACGCTTTCACCTTCGGGCTGGTGGAAGGCGGACGCGCTCAGTGGTGTCGATGGCTCGCTCGTCGCGAGCTGGACCGACAGCTCGGGGAACGCCCGCCATCTGACGCAAGCGACCGACAGCTTGAAGCCCAAGCTGCGACTCTGGCAGGACGCGAACTATCCGGGACCGGCCGGCGGGACGCACAAGGCAGTCCGGTTCGATGGAACCGACGACTTCCTGCAGAGCGGCGTGAACCTCTCGACATTCCTCGGGACAAATGGCGTCGGCACGATCATAACCGTGCTGCGCTTTCAAAAGAACGTGACCCCGAGTGCTTCCGCCTACGGCATCTTCGGAGTGAATGCAGCGACCGGGACCAAGCTCTCACTCCGCTACGATTACACGCCGGAAGTCTTCGAGGCGCAGAACAACGACGGCGCTCCCGATACCGCACTGATAGCGGCGCCTGAAAACTCGACGCTCGTACAGGGGCGCAACCTTCCCCCTGTCGCGCCAGCCACGCGGATCATCGTGTGGCGTCACGACACGGCGCTCGGCAAGATCCAGGTCGCCGTTGACAATTTCGATGACGCAGCATTCGTCTCGACGACTTCCGGAGCGACATCGGATCTGGCGAACGCGCTCTTCTTGGGTCGCACCTTCGAGCATTACTGGTACGGCGATATCTTCGAGGTGATCGCCTTCCCTACGGTACTCACCGAAGCGAACCTCCGCGGTGTCTCCCTGTGGCTGACAGAGAAGTACGGGCTGCCCTACGAAAGTGGAATTGCTTCCGAGTCGAATCCGGCTGTGACGATGCGCGTGGAGATGAAGCTCCCCACATCGGGGCTCAGCTTCCAACCGACGCTATGGCTCAAAGCCGACGCAATCACCGGCCTCGCGGACAGCGATCCGGTTGCGACCTGGCCCGATTCGTCGGGGAACGGCTACGATGCCGCGCAGGGAACACCTGGCAATCGGCCGCTCTACAAGACGAACATCCTGAACGGCAAGCCTGCAGTTCTCTTCGATGGCTCGACCGACTACCTGTCGACGACCGCACTCCTGTCCGCGTTCCTGGCTGGTGGCGGGGCGGGGACGGTGTATGTCGTTGCGCGCGCGAACTCCCCGGGCGGCGAGCCGGATCAGACGCTCTGGCGCGACACCGGCGGGACGGTGCATCTGACGGTAGTCGAGAGCGGTGCCGACGTTCTTCGAGCGTCGAACGATGACGGGGTCCAAGATACCGTAACGAAAGCCTACACGCTCGGCACCTGGATGATCGGTCTGTGGCGTCATCATCAGGACGAGCGCGGTGCGGAGACTCCAACAGAGCTCTATGTGGGCGTGAACGACTTGCTATCGACTGGGCTCTCCTCTGTCGCGAGTGGCGCAACGACTGCGGCGATCCTGGGTAACGCCATCGAGATCGGGCGGGGTAGCGGCTACCTCAACGGCTACATCGCTGAGCTCCTCTTCTTCCCGAAGTCCCACACCCAACCCGAGCGCAAACACGTCTGGAGCTACCTCGCCGCGAAGTACGCGCTGACCTACCCCGAGAGCGAATACGAGCCGATCTGGCAAGACGTGACGCCTGACGTGAGGAGCGCGAAGGGCATGCGCTTCCGGCGGGGCATGGAGGGGCCCGACGTGCAGGATCGGGTCGCCGGCAGGGGTGAACTGCAGCTCGTGCTCGAGAACTCCACAGAGAATAGCGCGGGCCTCCAGGGTTACTACTCGCCGCACAACGCCAACCTACGATCGGGCTTCCGCGTGGGGACGCCTATCCGTATCGTGTTCACGCATTACGGCACGGCCTACTACAAGTGGCAAGGCTGGATCATCAACCTGCGCGCGCTCCCCGGGAAGCTGATGGAGCGCGAGGTCGTCGTGCGCGCGGGAGATTGGATGGACTACGCCGGCCGCGTCACGCTGTCCGGCCTCGCGATCGAGACGGACAAGCGAGCGGACCAGTTGATGGCGTCGTTGTGGGTGAACAGCCCGCGGATTCCGGAGTCAATCTACTTCAACAAGGCATCAGACGTTTACTCCTACGGTCTCGACAACACCGAAGACGAGGGCATCCTGATCCTCAGGGAGATACATCGGCTCACGCTATCGGAACTCGGATACAGCTACATCCGCGGAGATACCGTGGGCGGCGGGCAGTTGCGCTTCGAGGCGCGCGGTGTCCGTGCTGGCAGCGTGTTGCGATGGGCGATGACCGAGACGGAGCTTGAGACTCGCGGCCTGGAGCTTTCCGACCATGGCCTCGACGGGATGATCAATCGGGTGCTCGTGGAACTGCACCCGAGACGCGTGGATGCTGGAACGTCTACGGTGCTTTTCTCTCTCGGGAACGCGCCACTCATCGGTGCCACGCCCGTCAGCTTCAATGCGCCGTACCGCGATCCGGACAGCGGGCGGTACGTGCGCGTCGGCGGGATCAACATGGTGACTCCGGTCGCGACGACCGATTACACCCTCAACACGCAGGCCGATGGTGGCGGGACGGATCTGACGGCGAACTTCTCTGTGACAGCCACCTTCGGAGGCAACGCGGCTCTCATCACTGTCACGAAGAACAGCGGCGCGGACGGCTACCTGACGAAGTGCCAGTTGCGTGGGCGCGGTGTCTATGCGTTCGAGAGCGTGATTGTCGATCTCAAGGACGATGCCAGTATCCTCAAGTACGGGCAGATGTCGCAGCGGATCGACATGCCCTACCAATCGGACGTCAACTTGGCGAATACCGTGGCGGCGCTCGTGCTTGCCAACAACAAAGAGCCGCGGACGAAGGTCCGCAAGGTCAGGTTCACGGCGAACATGAACTCGGTGGCGATGATGCAGGCGCTCACGCGTGACATCGGGGACAGGATCTCCGTGAGCGAGTCGGTCTCGGGACTCTCTGCCGAGCAGTACTTCATCCACGCGATCGACTTCCAGCTGATCGCGTCTTCGACGCCGACAGCCCGGACCATTATCAAGACGAGCTGGCTACTGGTGCCGGCGGATCAGGAGGCGTACTGACGAGCGCCGGGGCCATGTCCCCCGGGTGGGCAACCCAAGGCACTGGACGGCCCCGGCGCTCTCTGCCTGTGGCTAGATTACCACAGCAGTACAGAATCTAAGACTCTCAGCGTCGTCCCTGCCGCTGGATCTGGCGGACGTTCCACGCCGCGCAGCCTCCCCAGACGACGATCGCCGAGATCTTGAGAACCTTCGACGCCCGGCGGTGTCCGCGCCGCTTGAACTCGTGATCGAGCAGGAAGAGGCCGGCCGTGGCGCTGGCCTTGACGATCACGGCTGAAGCTGGCCCGTTGACGAGCGGGTGCGCATCTCGCACGCCGGGGCCCGCGGCGAAGGCCCAGTTTGTCGTCGCCAGGTCGGCTGCGGCGGCACTCAGGACTCCGATGGTGAGGGCGTCCGCTGCCTGAGCTCGGGGACCGATGGCCGAGAAGAAGAGCGCCAGGCCGAGCGCGGCGAGGCTGTGCGGGTAGAACTGCGTGGTCATGGCTTGCCTCCGTCCTTCGGCTTCCGGAATCGCCCGATCAGCGCGCGGTCCGGGTGCCGGTACTGCGAGAGCGGATCGGCCAGGAACCGGCCCCGCTCGTCGCGGCGGTTCACGGTGAAGGAATGCGGCACCTTCTCCGAGTCGAACTCGTCCCAAAACTCGTCGAGCAGCGCGACGAAGCGACTGCTGCCACTCGGCCGGCATCTCCTGCAGCAGCGAGCGGTGGAGCACGAGGTAGTTCGCGTAGGACAGCGAGAACCACGAGTGGATCGGCTCCGGGTCTGTCTCGCGCCGCATCATGCCCCCTTCGGCTTCCGCTTCGCCGCCCGCCGCTTCATCTCGGCGCTGCGGTCCGCCTTCGAGACGCCCTTCCAGGCCGCGGCGCCACCCCGGGCCCCCATGTCCGCCGGCCCTTCGCCTTCCCTGGCATCGGCCCAGCGCCGGAGCCCGAGGAGCCGGCCCAGCCCGCCGCGCGCGTTGCGCAGGCTGGCGAGGATGCGCTTCGTCGCGGAGCCGATGTGCTCGAGCATGATCGGGCCGTGGGCGTGGATCGCGGCGCGGAGAGCCCCGGCGATGGCGCGGGCGAGGGGGTCGTCGTCCTGTGGCATTCAGGCCTGCGCCCGGCTCGCCTCGACCGCATCCTCGACACACGCCGCGTGGTTGCACGCCGGCAGCGGCGCGTCGGGGCTGCGGTAGAAGCGGACGTCGAATCCGATCGGCTTCTGGCAGTAGGAGCAGAGCCCCATCGCCATCGCCATCGTTTCGAGGCAGTCCACGTGCTCGCAGTCGCCCTCGCACGGGCCGACCTGTGTTCCCGGTCTCGGAAGCCTTCCCGCCGCCATGGCTACACCCCCACCCGAAGCCCGAACGACTCCGCCAGCCGCCGGCTCGCCGACATGTCGGCCTCGATGCACGCCGCCGCCGCGTCGACCTCGTGCGAGAAGCGGTAGCGGTCGAACCCGTCGAACGTCCCGCACTCCAGCCGCATCCAGCCCTCGACGAGCGCCGGGTCCATCCCGACACGGCCCTGCCGCGCGAGTTCCTCTCGGATGAGTTGGGCGTACATGTCAGAACCCAGAAAGCAGAACGGAGTCGATGACGTCGTTGGCTTCGCGGCTGTTCTCGCGCAACCGAAGGAGGGCGGCCTTGACGAGCGCGGCGCCCTCTGCCGTCTTCGTGGCCACGCGCTGGTTCCATGCGCTCTGCTTGCTGACCCGACCGTAGACCAGCCACCCGCCGTTCTTCGTCTTGATCCTCAGCATGGGCACCCTCACTCCGTGAAGCACTGGAAGTCGCAGTGCGCGCCGGTCAGATCGCGGCGGAAGTGGCCGGAGCCGCTGCGGTCGCATTGCCACCAACCGACGAGGCTGTTGTTGCGGTGCAGGTCGGCACCGCAGTCCGGGCACTTCTGGCCGGAGATGACGGCCAGGTTCGCGGCGTGGATCGCCGCCATCTTGGCCTGGTGCGCTTCCCGCTCGGCCTTCCGATTGGCTTGCTGTTCGCTTTCATGACCCCAATATAGACCACCGCTGGTCTGTTGTCAAGAGGCAATGGGGCCACTTTTGGGGCTACTCCTGCGTGGCGGAACCTTCGCTGGGTGCCGCGCGAGGTCTCTGGACTGGGCCCTAAACCGGCATGGGCGTTGAAAACCGCGCCAGGATTGGCGGAAGCGGGTGGGAATCGAACCCACCGCTCTGTGATGGGCCTCACGCTGCTGCCCGCTTCTGCGCCGCGAGGTGGTGGTCCTTGTGGTGCCTCCGGCAGAGCCACCTGACCGCTAGCGGCTTGGAGTGGTCGTCGTGGTGCTTCTCAATGTGCTCCGTGGAACCACACCGCTCGCACGGCAGCGGAACGAGATGCCCGCGGCCCTGATAGACGTTGGCGTGGCACCTGCTGTTCGCCTTCCGTCGCTGCTCCGGCGGCAGTTCGCTGTGCTTCGGCCGCCAGCGCCGCATGTAGGCGTTGTGGCAGGCTCGGCAGCGGCGTTGCGGAATGCGGTCGTTCGGGGCGCCGCAAGTGGAGCACGTCGTCTTCCGCATGCACCAAAGATAGGGCTTGCATTATTCATACGCAAGCACTATCTTCTGCCCGTGACTGCGCATCAGCTCCGATCTGCCCTCGCCGAGTTAGGCTGGAAGCAAGCGCGGCTGGCCCGCTACCTGAGCGTCTCGGAATCGGCCGTGAGTCGCTGGCTGTCGGGCGACTGCCGCATCTCTGGACCCGTTGCGATGCTTGTCGCCACAGCCACAAGCGATAGCGGCCCACCAGATCCGAAGATCGGCAGGCCACGCAAGAAGCGCGGGCGCCGCGAAGGAATTGCCGCATGAGCCGGCTCGGGCGCATCAAGTCGATGAGGGACGCCAACGGCTACCGGATCCGCCGGTCTGCTTTGGCGAGCT